TAATAATGTGGTTAATCCAGCTTCTTTTTTGATTTTAGCTAGTCCTTTAAGTTCTGCATCAATCTTTGATTGTTCGCCTTGCGACAACAATTTCAATTTGATTTGTTTTTTACTTGTTGGCAATGTTAATGGAAATGCATTAATACCTTCATCAATTAAAGACCAATCAATCTCTTTATCGTTAAGATCTGTCAAATCAACAGTATGAGAAATCATTTCATCAGATTCTGGATCAGGAATAGAAATTTCATAATCTTTACCATAACCTAATATTCTTGCTGCAATCATAATTGCATTTTTATCACATAACAATATATCATTATAATTGACCTTAGTCATTATAAGAGCTTTAAACAATTTATCTAATACTACTCCTTGTTTAATATATGATTGATTGGTAAGAATATCTTCTTCTTTTGCAGTCATATATTTCATTTCAATAGTTCCGGAACTTAAAATATGATCCTTAGGATATAATTTTCCTTTACTAGGTAGATCTATTATCTCTGTTGGGAAGTCGTATGATTCAACTGCCGTTTCATGATATTGTTCAGTAGCCAATTGTTTTAGCTTTTCATCTGATATTTGTTTTTTTGGATAATCTTCGTTAACTTTTGCCATTTCTTTCCTTAATAACTATTTAATATAAATATACAGAGTGTGAAAAATCCCACCTTACGGCAGGATTCTCAATGATTTTAATTAAAATTAAATTTAAAATTGCAATATTGCGTAATCATATTTAATTGTTAATTCAATCTGTACTGGATCTTCTGTTGACCAATCCATATCACCAAAACTTGCTGCTGATATAAAAGCGCCTTTTAAAGTCCATTCTTCAACTTTATCACCTACAGGTCCTAATGTATTGAATGTAATGTCTTTCTTATAAAAGTCACTATATCCATCTCTTCCTGTTACTGATTCATGATGAAGTCTAACCCATTCCATTACCGCTTGCGCTCCTGATGGAACTACTGGGTCATATAATGTTACGGTTACATCTTGCCATCTTGTTTTGCCTTTTAACTTTCGCTCAACATTAATATGGTCAAGAATAACTTCTCCTTGATCTAATGATGGTCTTGATGCAGCTTTCACAAGATATGCAGGTATGCCTTCAATGTACATAATAAACCTATTTGCCATTTTAGGCTCATAAGCTGTATAAAATATCTCGGTGGGGTCAAGTAATTCTGCCATCTAATTTCTCCAATTTATTATAAATATACTATTCATCCTATTCTGGGAATGAAGCTCCTGTTGGAAGTATATTAAAATCAATAATTATGAATTCTGCTGTCTTAGCAGGTTGCAAATAAATTGCACCTTTCATTTCATTTCTGTCAATAACATCAGGTGTATTATTTGCCTCATCCATTTGGACTTTAAATGCATACAATCCTTGTCTTTGTTGTATATTCTCAAAATAAGGATTAACTATACTTAAAAATCTATTTCTAGTTACTGCCGTATTATTTTCAAATACCAAAAACTTGGTTGATGATGCAATAAATTTCTTAGCTGCGATTAACAATCTTCTCACATTTATTCTATCTAATGCACTTGCCTTTTTCTGTAATGTTTTTTGTCCATAAACAACTACACCTGCATTAGGGAAAGTTGCAATTGGATTTACATTTGAATCATAAAGTGTATCTCTATTTGCATGAGTTAATTTTCTTTCTGTCATTACTGCAATATCTAAAGCACCTCTATTTAAACCTGCTGGCGCAAACCATGGAGCGGCAACTCTATCATTAAATGCATATACACTAGGTATTAATGTTGAAGGCGGAACCCAAACATTCATTCCTAAATCTACATCTGGAATTTTAATCCAAGGCCAATATTCAGCAACATAATTTGAATCTCTAGCATCTGCTTTTGCAGTAACTGTTGTTAATGATGATCCATATTCAACTGGATCAGCTATAAAGAAACAATCTCCTCTGCTTTCAACCATATTAACTGCTTCAGTAATAACTGCTGAATGATTTGTAAAATTATCAATTAATCCAGGAAGAGCTACCATATTGATATCATATTCATCTTGATTCTTTAATAATCTAATTGCATCCTTATAAGCACTTATTGTTGTTGAAGCTGCCATATTAGCACCTTGATTATTTATGTTTGATATCTTATCATTAAATAATTGTGGATGTGCTAAATTACCATTAGTTGCTCCACTAAATGATCCAGATCCTGCAGCAGGTAAACTACCAGTTGCGCTTTCAACTCTTCTTACACCATTTGAATCTAAATAATTTAATGTGTTTCTAACTCCTGATACTCTTACATAAGAAGATCTATTTGCAAATGATCCAGATAATTGAAGATATGGATCTGTTGAACCAGCATCTCTCAATGTAAATATCTGATCACCAATTGCTCTTGCAATATAATTAGGAGAATTAGGATCTAATGTTAAATTATTAAATTGTTCTAAAATAGTTTTTCTATTAATAGTATCATCGCCTCTTCTAATTAATAACGTAAATGTACCTTTTGCTTGATTAACATTTGCAACTTCGAATTGAATGTTGTTTTCAGTACCATTTACTAATAAATTATTTGTTCCAACTGTTCCATTACTATTTTGTTCAGCACCGTCTGCTAATGTTGTCAATGTAAATGAATTAGCATTAACTCCTGACGCAGTTACTGTCGCTGTTGCTGGAGTAAAACCATCACCAATTCTCACTACTGTTAATGTGTCTGCATACTTAAGATATTCTTGTGCTGCATAATTAGTTAAATATTTATATGAGCCTTCTACTGCTCCTGATCCTGATGTAAATGCTCCACCAAATTTTTGTAAATATTCAGAATAACTACTTACTACCGTAGGTATTCCTGATTGACCTTTTTGTGTTGGTCCAATCACGGCTGCCCCTATTGCAGCTATTCCTGCAGGCAAAAATGATTGATCTACTTCATTTGTAAAGACACCAGGCGAGATTATTTTTTCAGCCATTGTATTGTTCCTTTATTTGTTTCTTATAAATATTTAACGGTTGTGCCAAACATTAGTTATGCAGGTATAAATTCACCTGATTCTAAATTTAAATTTCCTTGGCCATATTTAGCTTCCATTTCAGTTGTCAATGTTTTTTCTGTTTTCTGCATTTTAGCTAATTCTTCCACTAAACTATCTTTATATGTATTTAATTCATTTTTTCTAGTTTCTAGATAAATAAATTCTAATTCTAATTCACCGAATTTTAAAATTAATTCAGATGATTTGTTTCTTAAGTCTGTGATATTATCTATATCAACTTGATCTATTTTTTTATTTTTGATTTCTTTGCTCATAACGTTCCTTTTTTTTTTTGGTTATAACTTATATAAATATATAAATTTTATTTTTAATATCCTAATTTTTATTAAGTATTATATCCACCTTGCGAATAGCTTTCTCTATCCGGTGGTGGTGGTGGATCTGTAACATTTATATTGAATGATTCTGTTTCTGATTTGAAATTTATCTTTTTAACAGAAAATCTTTTTTCTACTGTCGATGCATGTAATTCAAATGGCATTAGAAGTGTTGCCTTGGTGGTACATGGTAATGTAGCTCTTACAATTCTATCCTCTCCGGAGGAGTTGATTGTTTCAAAACTATAGTCTTGTATAAATACTGGAAACTTCCATGTTGTTCCCCATGCAAATCCATTTAATGGCATTATTTGTTCTATAATAGAATTCAATTGTTCTGTATATTCACACCATACAAGTATCTCATACGAAGCATCTATAAATTCTGGTACTGGAGTAACATAAAATTCTTTACTAGGCTTAGTTCCTTGTAATACAGAAAATCTATCATATTTGTTTGTTACACTATGTTTATTTCTATGTACATAATCATTACCATCTGGATTTTGATTTACGCCTAATGTCTTTAAAGTATCACGTTCTGTAATTGAATTTCTTTTTATGGTAATTAATGGAGTCATTACTTTACCTTTTTCATCATACATAAAACCTTTTGCTTGTATCTGTGCCCATTTCTCTCCATTGGCATACATTATTGGTACATCTATAATAGATTCGTTTTCTATGATCTGAGGTTTAATTATATCGCGTATATAAGACATTAAAGCAAAATCAACATCATAAATTGTACACTTAGGTGTTTTAATGACATCATCATCACGCCTTACTTGATAAGCACGATTGATTTCCGGATTACGTGAAAATGAACTATATGTTTTATCTAATTCTGATTTGCTCATAAATTCCTAGGTAAATTAGCTTGTTTATTAATGCCACTACGCACTTCTTGTATATTAAGTCTATTTCTTCTAGTAACATGTGCTTCACATTTAACTGAAATACTAAGACCAAATTCTCCTCTTTCTCCTGTTGTAAATCCTATATCTCTATTAGGATTCTTTCCAGCAAAATATTCACTAGCCGATACACTATCAATTTCGTAAAATTCTCCGTCATATCCAATTACGTCACCCGGATCTATTACTATATTTTTATCTTTCAAATCATCACGTAAAAATGCAAATGTTCCGGTTCTACTATAATCTAATCCATAATCGTCTGCCGCAGTTGATCTATCATCTTTTAAAATTAAACAATTCATTTTTAATTTGCCATAATAAACTTTATTGTCAGATTCACCATACATATTTGAATGTGTATTATCTAGATTAAGTTTATAAAATGATACTTCTGTATCAATATATCTATTAATTACTTCTCTATTGACAGATCTTAATAAACTTGCATCTCTTGCTGAACCGAATAGCGCCATAATTATCCTATATATATTTTCATTGGCATTTTATTGAATTGGGACTGTAATGAATTTGATTCAGCCTCTTTTCTTTCCAATTGTGCTTGCCTTGACATTGTATCAAGTATTTCTTTAAGTTCTGTTATAAGGCCTTCTTTTTCGGTCTGTGCCGCCCCTATAAGGTCACTTCCGTTAAGTGTTATTTCTGCATTTGGAATAGGTAATGATGAATACTTACCTCTAATATATCCTAACATCTCTTTAGCCAATGCCAATGTATATCTTCTAATCCATTGTCTTCCTACAGAATTTACATCTTTATATGTTACATTTTCATAAGGAACATTTGAATAATCTGAAATTGTTCCTGTTGCACCTTTTAAAGGATTGCTACGATCAGATTTTAAAATATAATCAAAATGTATTGTTTTGAAATTAGTTGCATCTGGTAATGGAAATATTCTTAATCTGTTATTAGACATTTGAAATGAATATGCTGATCTTCTAACTGTATCATTTAATTCAATTGCTTGCATTCTTAACATGTCAGCATATATAGGCATTACCATAAATGATACGCCGGGAGAATAATTACCAAATCCAAATGAATCTAACATTTGTTGAGTGCCAACTCCTGATCCAATAAATGGATCAAAAAATCTTGCTATTGCCGGAGGTGCATTATGGAATAGTCTTTTTATTTCTATAGGATCTGTCCCTGGGGTTCCGGATTCTAAATTGACAACTGTCGGATCAGACATATCATATATTTGTTGTCCTGCAGTAATATTGATACTACCAGTATAAAATGTAACATTTCCACCTGACATGGCCTCTACGCCATACTCTTCTGCTATATCAATCAATCCACCAAAATTAGGAGATACCTTTTTGCCTGTTAAATTTGAACCTGTTGACGCTCCAAATAAATTGAGCATGTTATCTCTAATATTATATGAATTTAATTGAGCACTATATTCTGAAACTGCTTCTTCAAAACATGTATAAAAATTTCCATCTTGTAATTCGATATCAGATAAAGGATATCCTAAACGCTTTGCACACCAATCAGCTAACTTATCAGCTTCTGTCTGAAATTGAAAATCGTAATCATAGAATCCGAATGGAGTGTCGCCCGGAAAAAAACTTGATGATCCCGGCCATATTGGAACATTTACTGCCATAGTTTCCTTTTATATAAATATGTAACTAGTTGTAATAACTTCTTGTTATTAATTTATAGTTAAATAGATCTTTAGAAGTATTATAATATTTTTGATTTGATGCTATATGATCTAATTTTGTAGTGCCATTTTCTACTTTATAATCATTTGTTTTAAATACAGAATGCACTTCCAAATCATTAGGTGACCAATACGTATATTTACCTCCAGGCTTCAATATATTAGGTACTATTTCATGAAATGGATCTAATGATTCCTTCCAAGTATCAAAATAAATACCATCAAATTTAGGTAATTTATCTAATACATTTTGCCATTTATCAAATAGACAGGTAACATTGGATTTTTTATCCCATCCATCTTTTTTCATTTTATTTTGTACATCAGAATGTGCTTCTATAATCCAATGTTCTTGTACTTGATGAGATTGAATGTAAGTATCTATAAGACCTAACCCAAATCCTACATTAAGTATTTTTCCTTTGTTATGGCATATTAATTCTGCAGATTCTTTCATTATAGGATCTTCCCATCCCATCATAACTGGTTGAGCTTTTTGATCTAATAATCTATTATCCTTCATGAAATAAACTTTATTATTTAAATATT